CACCGAGACCAAGATCGCCGAAGCTCTGTCGAAGGCCCACACCACCGCGTCGACGGCAGAGGGGAAGGCCATCGCTGGAAAGGTGAGGGAACAGGAGAAGTGGAGGGCAGCGACCGCGGACGCCTCGGTCCTGGACTCCTCCAAGCGCCAACTCGCCTACGCGGAAAAGGAACTGTCTCTGATGGGTCAGGCCGAACCGATCCGGGCGCGGGCGATGCAGTCGTTCCAGATCCAACAGGAGGCAGCGGAGAAGCTAAAGTCGACAACTCCCGAAATTGTCGCGGAGTGGGTTCGTCTACAGGAGCAGATCGCCGACACTGAAGCCATCAAGTCGTTCCAGTTGGAGGTTCAAGCCACCGCCAAGGAGATGTCCCGCGACATCACCGAAGCGCTCTTGGACCGGGAGTCGAAGTGGAGCGACCTCGGCAAGACCATTGGCAAGCGGATCGCTCTTGGTCTGATCGAGGCGAACTTTGTCCTTCCGATCACCACGGCCGTTGTGGGAGCTGTGCCGGGGCTGTTCGGTATCGCCTCCCCAGCAAACCAGAACGTTGCCAATCCGGGCGGCGTGGCCGGCGCTGCCAGTACGCTCGGGACGGCAAGCAACGCGCTGTCAGCCGGCCAGAGCCTTTACAACGCTGCCACGGGAACAAACACGCTGGGCACGATGGCGAACAGCTTTGCCACGTCCGGGATGGGCTACAGCATGGGGCTATCGTCCAATGCGGTGGCTCCCGGTACGGGCATCGCTGCTGGCTACGTGGATACTATCGGTGCGACGCAGATTACCAACGGCATGACGTTGACCGGCAGCGGTCAGGCAGTCACAAGCACCCTCGGCACTATCGGAGCGGCAGCCCCTTACGGCATTCTGGGCGGCCTCGCCGGGTCCTACATCGGGTCAAAAACCAACTCGCACTTGGCGGGCGGCCTCTCGGGTGCCGCGCTCGGTGTCGGATCTATGGCTGCCGGCACAGCCGCGATGGGGGCCATGGGCATGGGTGCGGCGGCATCTGCTGCCGGGGTTAGCGGTATGGCCGGCGCGACTGCGGCCCTGTCGGCGATCCCGGTCTATGGCTGGATTGCGGCTGCGGTCCTAGCCGCGGTTACCGCCATCGCCGGAACTCAGAAGAAGGAGTATTTCGGCGCCGCGACCTGGAGCAAGTTCGACCCCGGCGCGGGAACGGAGCTGGGGACCGACACCGCTTCGAAGCACATGGACGCGGGGCCGGTGGTTGACCGCAAGTATGCGATCAACTCGGGCATGCGCACGGCCATGCAGGCGTCCGGCCTCGGTTTCGCCGGGGACGGCATGTGGCTCGGGGTGGACTACGATCAGGACAAGCAGCGGTGGCGGACAAACCTCGCCGGTTGGGACAACGGCATCACCGTGTCCAGCTCGCAGGACCCGGCCAAGGCCATCGTCGACACCCTGAAGTGGCTTGCCAACAACGCGACCGAAGACCGAGACCTCCGCCCCGCCGATAAGCTGGGCGATATCCCGTTGTTGGTTGGCGACAAGAACGTAATTACCGCTCTACGCAACACCAAAAACACGACGATTGAAGAAGTCGGCAAGGACATGGAGGCGGCTAGGACGTGGACTGACGTCCAGAAGACCACCGCCGCAGGTTACAACTACTTCAACGACGCCGTGCAGCAGATGCTTCACAGTGCGCAGCAAGCGGCGAAGCAGATGGAGGAGAGCTATGTAGACCTCCTCGATCGCGTGTCGGCGAATGGCCTGGAGGAGCGAGGGAAGGCGCAGGAGATGCTGCGCCAGTCCATGGAGGCGTCGCTTGGCATTGACGACACCACCACAGCCTTGCGCAACCTTCTGACGCCGACTGAGCAGGTTCGGGTGCAGTTCACCGCTCTCCAGCCGACGCTGACGGCTCTGGGCTACACCGCCGAACAACAGGCCGGTATCTTCGACAAACTCGCTGCCAAGGCCAAGAAGTCGGTCTCAGACACCTACGACGCGCAAATGCGTGACGTGCGTGGGCAAGGCTTTCTTGACGAGCTGTGGGGGGTGCGGCAGTGGTGGAACACCAACGCCCTGCCGGTTCTGGACTCCGGTCGCAACCCGAACGACCTCTACGAGGCTAAGGCCAAGTCGATCATCGAAGGGCTGTCCGACAGCCAGATTGACGACGTCGTGTCCTACTTCAAGGACCTTGACCCCGTCATGGCCTCCTTGGCGGAAAGCCTGCGCGGCACCACCAAGGCGGCCATTGAGGCGCAGAAGGCAGTGCAGGCCAACGCCGACAGTCTGACGGCATGGCTCAACGGACAGAAGCTCGGGGATGCTTCGTCCTTGTCTCCTTGGGAGAAGATGCAGGAGGCGCAGCGGCAATTCACCGATGCGATTTCTGCGGCTCGGAAGAGCGGCGACATCTCCGGAGCAACGAGGGCCGCGGACACCCTGCTGTCTGCATCCAAGCCGGCGCTCGTCATGGGCACGGAGGGATACAGCCAGCGGGAGGCGTGGATCACCTCCACGCTGAAGAACCTCGGTCATGAGCTGGGCCTGCCCGGCTTCAGGACAGGCGGTTCCTTCGACGTCGGCGGATGGGGCGGCGTGGACAGCACTCTGGTCCGCTTCATGGCGACGCCGGGGGAGCGGGTCACTGTCACGCGGCCCGGCCAGCAGGCGCAGTATCAGACGGTGGTTGTCCGGGACAACGAGGACGTCGTCAGGGCTCTGTCGCAGATGGTCGGCGTTCTCTCCGACAAGCTGGACAACGTCACGGCGGAGCTGTCCAGCCTGAAGGCCGAGAAGCGCAAGGACACCAACCTCGAACTGATGAGGAAGGCTTCATGACCTGGGGAACTTCCTCTTGGGGGACGACGCCATGGGGCGTGCGGGGCTTTGCGGCCCTGCCGTCCCCTGCGGCGTTCACCGCGGCTACGCAGGACAGCGAGTGCGACGCCGTGTTTTTGGTGGAGATGCTGCCTCGCACCGGGGCTACGGCCACCGTCGCTTACAAGCCGCTGACGTGGGGCACCTACGCGTGGGGCACCCTGCCATACTCTCTGCCGGCCGATCCGTCGATCCGCATCGATTGGTCGGATCGGGATTGGACCAGCCGTCCGGACGACACGCGGGCCAACATCCACTTTGAGGGCAGGGCAGAGGCGCCGCAGTTCGACCGCAGCATCCCCATCGTACCAGGGAGCGGTCGGGCCGCGGTGTCCATCGGCGAGCTTATCGGCGTCAACGCCGATGGGGCATACGACACCTACCCAGACGCCTACGCTGTTGACGCCACGCCTGTCCGGGTCCTTGCCCTGCCGAAGCGCTCCAGCCTCTACAGCGAAGCCGCCGTGGTCTTCAGCGGTCAGGGCTTGGACTGGTGGGCGGATAGCTCGCTCCACGTCAGGATGCGGGATAGCGGCTACCTCTTGGACGTTCCCTTGTGTGCGCTCTACGGAGGGACCGGCGGCATTGACGGCGGGACGGAGTTGGCCGGCAAGGTGATCCGGCAAACATACGGCCTATGCCGCAACATCACGGGCGACCTGATAAACTCGTCGCTCCTGATATACCGCGGCCATGACCGTCTCGCGCAGGCTGTGGATGCCGTCTACATCAGCGGCGTGCCGTTGACATGGGACGGAGCCACCTACAGCAGCTATGCGGCCTTGGCTGCGGCATCTGTCCCGTCTGGGCAATACACCAAGTGGCTCGGCTCTGACGGCTCCGGGTGGCGGCTTGGATCGTCTCCAGGCGGAACGGTCACGGCAGACGTCCGCGGCGATGCCGTTGGCGGCTACGTCTCCGATACCGCTGGCGTGATCCGGCGGCTGTTGGAGCGTGGCGTGTCAACGGCATCCTTGGCGCTGTCCAGCTTTGCGTCAATGGCTTCCTACCTGCCGGGCACCATCGGCTATCACGTCTCCAGCCAGCGGAATATCTCCGCGGCTGCGACGGAGGTTGCGATAGCCGCCGCGGCTTGGTGGGGGGATGCCGGAGACGGTCTCTTTTCGGTGGGCCGTCTCGCCGCACCGGTCGGTGGAGGGCTGGCCTTTGGGCCGGAGCAGATTGTTGATGAGGTGGAGCCTATGGCTTTGCCTGATGACATCGCCCCCTGCATCTGGCGTGTTGACGCCGGATATCGCCGCAACTGGACGCCGCTCCAAGGGACCGATATCGCGCCTGTCCCCTCCGTCCCCACGGAGCAGCGACGGCAGGAACTTGCAGCGCAATCCAGGCGGTCGGCGGTGGCGCTGATCGAGCGTCAGGTGAGAAACCAACTCGCCAAGCCGCTCGTGATCGAAAGCCTGTTTGACGCCGAGGCCGACGCAACGGCGCTCTGCAACAACCTTTTGACGCTCTACCAGCAAGGCCGCCGCTACTACCGGGTGCCGGTGGGAATGTCGGGCTACCTGCCTCGTCTCGGCGACACCATCAGCGTCACATGGCCCCGCTGGGGTCTGGCCGGCGGCAAGTCGCTGCGGGTGGTCGGGCAGCGGGCGCAGGGCCGCAAGGTGGATCTGCTCTGCTTCGGATAGCCGGGGCGTCAAACTGCAACGACACGGGGGGCTGAGCGCAAGTTCGGCCCCTTTTTTCATGAACAGGAGGTGCCGCATGGGCGGCTTGGTTGATATCCCGCTCAGCCGCCTGACCGTGGCACGAGCGGGCACCACAGGCATGCGCTTTAACAGCGCCGGGGTGCTGGAGGCAGTGGCCGCCAACACGGCGCGCATCGACTATGGCACTTACACGCTGACAAGCACGGGCGGCCAGGATTGGACGGCAACGCCAAATCCAAACATGCTGCTGGGGCCAGAGGATTTCGGTGGCTCCGCATGGAGCAAAACGGCGGCAACGGTTTCCAATAACACCGCGACCGCGCCGGATGGCACCTTGACCGCGGATAAGCTCACGGAGGATGGCACCAACGCTGGTCATTACCTTGGTCAGTCGTTCATGGTCGTCGCCGGCTCGACCTACACGCTGTCGCTGCATGTTAAGCCAGAAACCCGCTCGCAGATCGCATTGATCCTGACGTCTGGCTTCAACGCGGTCGCCAACCAGATTGCGGTTTTCACGCTGTCAGGGGCTGGATCGTATGCCGTGACGAGCGGTTCGCCCGCTTGCCAGATCGTCGCTCGGACTGACGGCTCGTATCGGGTATCCATCACGGCGACCGCCGATACGACGGTGGGCGCATTCTGTCAGCTTCGCCTCGCCAGTGGCGGGTCGATCACCTATCAGGGCGACGGCGCATCAGGACTGTACATCTGGGGCGCCAAGATGGAGATCGGCAGCACGGCGACTGGATACCAGCCGGTCACCCCAGCCTGCCGCGGCCTACTGGCCGAGCCGACGCGGACCAACAGCATCCGCAATCCGAGGTGCGAGGGTGTTGTAGCCGGATCGCCCGGCACTCTGCCGACCAACTGGTCATCCACGGCGAGCGCTGGGCCGGTCAACGGCATTACGCGGACGGTGGTGGGTTCGGGGACCGAGGACGGCATCCCCTATGTGGACGTCCGGTTTTCAGGGACGCCGACGTCTGGCAATCAGTACGTTGACGTGACGCTGGAGACCAGCAGCCCCACCGCGGCGGCTGGGCAGTCTTGGGCGGTGTCAGCATTCCTGCGCGTGATCGCCGGCTCTGTGTCTGGCCTATCCCCGCAAATCATCGCCTACGGCTCTCCTGGCTTTTCGGACAACGGAAGCGTCAGCGCCAGTGCGGTGACAGGCTCCCCGTTGCGACAGCAGCGGTTTCTGCTGGCGAAGACCTTCTCCGACGCCGGAGTAACAGGCATCTCTCCCCGCGTTGCCCTGACTTTCCCCTCAGGCACAGCGGGCGACGTAACCCTGCGCATCGGCCTGCCGCAGTGTGAGCTGGGGGCGCGGGCATCGTCTCCGATCCTGCCGCCGGTCAGCGCACCCGCTGCCAGCACCCGCAACGCCGACTGGCCCACATTCGCGCTATCCACGCTCCCGAGTTGGAATTCGTCCGAATGGACGCTGGTGGTTGAGCACGAAATCATCGGCCTATTGCCAAGCCAAGTCGTGGCAGGCATCGGATCCACCTTTGGCGCATCTGTCTACCTGTCCTACGGCAGTGCGACGCCCCTTGGGTGGGGGGCCGGATACGGCACCGGCGTGTCTTTCCCGACGACATCGGCAAGCGTCGGCGTCCATCGCAACGTCATTGCCATGGGCGGCACTACCGCGCTCATCTCGGCGGACGGCGGGACCACCGCAACAGTAACCGGCATCGCTCCACCGACAGGTGCGACGATGATAGGGATCGGCAACGCGCCGTGGTCGGCAAGCAACTCGGTCGGTGGATACATCCGCCGCCTGCAATACCTGCCACGCAAAGCCAACTCTACTGAGGTCAGGTCTCTTTCAGGCGGCACGGACATCACCGGGCAGACGGTCCCGGAGACGGGTAACTGCCTGCTGTCCTGGGTCAACCACTTGGACGCCGCGGCAACTGTCGTGTCGTCATCGTCCTATGCGACGGGGCTCGGGCCGGAGCGGCTCAAGGACCCACAGGCACGCAAGCGGATGCGCACGGCGGCCGGGGTGGTAACGCCGACGCTGAGTGTCGATCTCGGATCAACCAAGGAGGTCGGCGTGCTGGCCGTCCTCCAGCCTGACGACCCCGGCTATATCGACGCGGACGGAAACCCCGTGGGTTACATGGCCTCGACGGACACGATCCGGCACCGTCTTGATGCCACCACCGCCGGGACCGGGGCGCTTTACGACAGCCAGTATTACCGGGACGCAAGCTATATCGCCGCGACGCTCGACCTGAACTTCACGGCGCAGTCGTACCGGGAATTCCAGAACGACGTCAGCAGCGGGATCGTCTCGGGCTACGGCCTCAGCGCGCACGTCTTGCCGGCGACCGTACAGCCCCGCTACTGGCAGTGCGATGTGTCCGCCACGTCTCTCTCCACGACGCCGGGCTATCTGGACATTGGGCGTCTGTGGGTGGGGTCGGCATGGCGACCGACGCGAAACTTTGCCTACGAGTGGAGCGATGAGTGGACGGACCTGTCCGAGACAACCCAGGTCAGGCGCTCCGGTCAAGAGTTCGTGGATTTCGCCCCAAAGAAGCGCGTCCTGACATTCGGCCTGAAGGCCCTCACTGAGCCAGAGGCCAAAGTGTTCATGAAGGAGCTTGGCCGCATCATCGGCACTAGCAAGCAAGTACTATTCATACAAGAGCCGAACGGTGCTTACCAAGGCTATGAGTCTATCATCGGTCGATTGGTTGAAGTCTCGCCAATCACCCAGCCAAACTTTGCGCTTTACGAGCGCGTCTTCCAAATCCGCCAATCCCTGTGAGGCCCAACCATGCTCTATGATCGCGTTGAGCAAACCACAATCACCACAGGGACCGGCACGCTGTCCCTGGTCGCCCCATCCGACGCCAGCCGCCGCAGCTTTGTGCAGGCGGCGGGGTCAGGGACACAGGTCTTCTACTGCATCGAGACAATCGACGGGACCCAATACGAATACGGCATCGGCACCTGCACGGCGGGGTCGCCGGACACCCTGACCCGGACGACGGTTCTGCTGTCCAGCAACAGCAATGCGTTGGTCAACTTCCCTTCCGGGACCAAGCGCGTGTTCTCGACGCTTCCGGCTTCTCGGAGCGGCGTCACGTCGCGCTCGCTGTCGCCCAACGGTTACCAGATGCTTCCGGGGGGCGCGCTCCTGCAATGGGGTACCGGGAACGCTGGACCCGGCGGCCCAAGCATCACGTTCCCGGTGGCCTTCCCCGTGGCGTGCTTGTCGGTGACCGCCGGCACCGCGAACGGGGCGTCATACGGCGGGTACATCTCGGTGGACAACAATCTGGTCACCAGGACGGGCTTTGTCGCCTATGCCAGTGGCGGCGCGGTGACCTCTAATTTCTTCGCCATCGGATACTGAGGAGCGATCATGCTTTATGCAGCTTCGACCGGCGGGTTTTACGACCGCGCCATTCATGGCGACACCGTCCCCGCGGATGCCGTCGAGATCACCGACGAAGAGTATGCAGCGCTTTTTGACGGACAGTCTCTTGGCCAGCGGATTGTCCCAGGGCAAGACGGCAGGCCGACATTTTACACCCCGACGCTCGACGACACCAAGGCGGACAGAAAGGCTGCGGCCACGGCGCGTCGCCAGACCGAGCGCGACCGCGGCGTGGTGGTCAACGGCAATCGCTGGCACTCGGACAAGGGCTCTGCCGATGACATCGCCACGGCGGTCGCTATGGCCCGCCTACAAGAGGCCGGGCAGGGCGATGGCACCTTCCGCACGATCTGGAAGACGGCGGACGGCTTTGTGTCCGTCACACTTTCGGACTTGCTGGCGGCTGGTCTGGCGGTCGGAAACTTCGTGCAGGCGTGCTTTGCCAACGAAGCGGTCATCTACGCCGCAATCGACGCCGCCGAGACAATCGAAGATGTGAATGCGGTTTCGTTGGAAAGCGGTTGGCCTGATGACGGCGGCCCAAAGGATGCCGCGACGATCAAGGCCATTCAGCAAGCGAATGCGAGGCTGGAAAGGAGAGCAAAAGAACTGGAAGCACAGGGCGATTACACTGGTGCACAACTTCTTAGACTTTCCATCAAGGAGATTTAAAACATGGCTACCGGGTTCCGCAGGTTAGGCAACGGTGACGGCGGCGTTCTCGTCAAGGACGCCATCGCCAAAGTACACGCGGCGCACGATGCGCTTGTGCAGGCCAAGGCGATGGCTTCGGCCGTGTTGGCTCGCGGCACAGCGGCCGAGATGGAGGGCGCTGAGTTCGGCGCTCAGTCTGGGGAAGGGCAGGCCGTCCACGACGAGGTGCATAGCCTCGCCGATGCGCTGTCCACCTTCATGGACGACAACGCCATTCTGTTGGCGAGGTTCAATCCGGGCGGCTGATCCGCCGCCGCGACAACTTTCCAAACGGGCCGCTCCAGCAATGGGGCGGCCTTTCGCATTTCTGGAGGACCCCATGACCGATCCCGTGTGCCCTGCTGCCCTTGCCATCGTGAAAGAGGCGGAGGGGCTGTATCTGACCGCATACCGCTGTCCGGCGGGAGTACCGAGCGTGGGGTGGGGCCACACGGCTGGTGTGAAGATGGGCCAGACCATCAGCCGGGCGCAGGCCGAAGCCTACCTTGCTGCGGACATGGCCGAAGCGGCGGCGGCGGTTGACCGTCTCGTCAAGGTGCCGATCACGGACAATCAGCGGGGCGCGCTGTCGAGCTTCGTCATGAACCTGGGGGCCGGTAACTTGCAGGAGTCCACGCTTCTGCGTCTCCTGAACCAGCGCGACTATGCCGGGGCTGCGGACCAGTTCGGACGCTGGGTCTACGCCACCGTCAATGGCGTGAAGACGGAGCTTCCGGGATTGGTGAAGCGCCGGGCCGCGGAGCGCGCGCTTTTCCTGACGCCCTGACTCCCTCCCGGTGGT